CTCGCCCCAGATCGACGCCGTAGCGCCTGCGGCTGCGATCCGGTTCCCCCGGAACACGTTGGCCAGCAGGTACTGGTAGATCTGCCTGCCGTTCGCCATCTCCCCGCCCGAGGCCCCGACCCCCAGCGGCCCCGCCCCGGCGGGCGGGGCGGGCAGCCGGATGGCGATCACGAAGCCGGGGTCGAAGTGGGTGCGCGCCACGCCCCGCGCCGTGTCGTACGCCGACACCATCATCGTCGGGGACAGGGCCATGCCAACGTGCCCGATCCCGCCGAAGTTCGACGGGCCGGGAGACGCGCCGTGCTCGAACACGATGTCGCCGTGCTGGATCTGCCTAGCCGAGTGGATCAGCTTCGCTGAGTCATAATGGCTGAACCAGTTCGCCTCCGTCGCCGCCACCGACTGCGAGGCGGGCAGCGGCACCCCGGCCGCGTGCGCCGCCGCGTAGATGAGCCCCGAGCAGTCGTAGTACGTCGGCCCGTAGCGGCCCTTCGTCTCCGAGTACGGGTGCCCCACCTTCGACTGCATGAACGCCAGCATCCGCTCCGCCGTCCCCCCGGCACCCGGACCGCCCGGCCCCGTCGCCTGCGAGGCGGCGAACAGCGAGGAGATCCCCCCGACGACCGCCTGTAGCGCGTTCTTGAATATCTGCCGCATGACCCCGCCGGGGATGCCGAACGCCTGCCCCTCCACGTGCTCGATCTTCTTAGGCAGGCTGATCAGCGCCTTGATCGCCCCCGCGACCGGCCCCAGCAGCTCAGCGGCCTGCGTGACGATCGCGGCCAGCGGGCCAAGCTCCGGGATGTTGTGGATCGCCCACTTGCCCGCCTGCCCCGCCAGGCTCACCGTCCGACCGGCCACCCGCTGAAGGAACCCCAGCGTCGAGCCCGCGCCCTTGCTGATGAAGTTCCACCCGTGGGCCACGAGCCCGCCGAGCTGGAATCCCGGCACCCCCCACGCCGCCAGCACGTCCCGGTTCGCCGCCGTCGTCCTCTTGTCGATGACCGCCTCGCCAGGCTCCAGCAGCGCGGGCACGATGTCGCCGCCGCCGTAGCCGGGAATCCGCGCGCCCCTCTGGTGATGCGGGATGCTGGACACGCTCCCCGTGCTCTGCGTCGTCCCCCCGCCGCCCGCGCCGCCGCCGCCGATGTCGAGGTGCGGGATCTTCCACGGCAGGTGCAAGAATCCCACGACCTTGTTCACGATGTCAGCGAACGGATTCCAGACGTTCTTCGCAATCCACACGATCGGGGCCTTGACCGCGTTCATCACGTGGTTCCACGCCGTCGCGACCGCGCCGACGATATCGCTCCACATCGTCGTGGCGGTGTCCTTCAGCGTGTTCCACTTGTCCTTCAGCCAGCCGAACACGTCATTCCATGCCGACTTGAGGCCACTGATCATGCCGTCCCACGCGCCGGTAACGACGTTGCTTATCCCGTTCCACACCGAGCCCGTGAACGCGGTGAAGTCATGCCACAGCCCGGTGATCACGCCGACGAACGTATTCCAGTGCGTCAAGATCCACGCGATCGCTAGCCCTATCGGCCCGGTCAGGGCACCGAGGATGTACGGCCAGTTCTGCTTCAGCCAGTTGAGCACGGCGGTGAAGATGCGCGGGATCGTCTTGACAAAGAACGTGGCCAGCGGCCGGACGAAGTGCGTGTCGATCCAGTGCCAGGCGGCAAAGAACGCATCCCTGACGTCCTTCAGCGCCTTGTTGACGAAGTCCCGGAACCACTTGCAGTGCTTGTAAAGCTCGATGAACCCGAGGGTGAGCAGCGCGATCGCGCCGACGACGAGGAGGATCGGCGTGGCTGCCGCGATAACCGGGCCGAGGATCGTCACCGACAGGGTGTCCATGACGGCGGAAATACCGGCGGCGATTGCCTGTCCCGCCGCGAACAGCTTCAGCCCGGCCCACAGGCCGATGAGCGCCAGCCCGATCGCCTGGATCACGCCCGGCGGAAGCTTCGAGAACGCGCCGAGCGCGCCCGCCGCCGTGTTGATCGCGTCCACCAGGACCGGGGTGAGCACCTTCGCAAGGCCCGCCATCGCTGCCACCAGCTCCGGCAGCACCGGCACCAGCTTTATGAGCAGGACCGTCAGCGGCGGGATGAGGCCGATCACCGCCTTGACAAGGGACATGGTGATCGCGGACGCCATCTTGGCGAAGGCGTCGACCAGCTTCGGCAGCACCGGCACCAGCGCCCCCACCACCGCAACCACCATCTTCCCCAGCGGCGGCAGGATGAGCACGAGCGTCTTCGCCAGCCCCGTCGCCAGCAGGTCGATGACCTTCGCCAGGATCGGCAGGACCGGCGTAAGCGCCTTGATCACCTCACCGAGCACCTTCCCGACCACCGGGGCAATCTTCTCGATCGCGTCCGCCAGCACCCCGAACACGCCGCTGTTCTCCGCCTGCGCCAGCACGTCCCCGAGCACCGTGAGGAACCCCTTGAGCGCGGGGGCCATGGCCACGAAGATTGTCCCGACCGCCTTCAGCACGGCCACCAGGTCGCCTAGCACCGCCTTCGCGATGTCCGCGAGCACCGTCCCGAGCACCTTGAACACCGGCATCAGCGTGCCGATGACCCCCACGAGCTGCGAGAACACGGGCGCGAGCGCCTTCGCCATGATGTCCGCGAGCTGCCCGATCACGACGAACAGGCCGCCGACCAGCCGCCCCAGCGACGCGAACAGCTCCGCCGACGCCTTCACCGCCGGGGCCATCTGCGCCAGCGCCTTCCCCAGGCCGCCGCCCAGCGACGCCAGCACCTCCGACAGCGCCTTCATCGCAGGCTCCGCCCCACGGATGATGGCGATCATCCCCGGCAGCAGCCCCGTCAGCAGGCCGGTGAGCCCCCTCATGAACGGCTCCATCATCGGCGCGACCGCGCGGAACGCCTGCGACAGCAGCGGCATGACCTTGACGGCCAGGTAGGCAAGCCCCGCGACGAACGGCTGAACGAGCTTCATCGCCGCGCCGAACGTCTTCGCCAGCACCGGGAACAGCGACTCGATGCTGCTCATGATCTTCGCCAGCGGCCCCGCCACCTGCGGGCCGAGGGACGTGGTGAACTTCTGCCACTGGTCTTGGAACTTCGTCATCGTGGTGAACATCGACCCCATGGCAGGGCCTTGCGCGGTCGCCGCCCGCTGCGCCGCAGCCATCTGCGCCTCGGCGGCCTTCCGCTGCTGCGGCGTGGTGGCCAGCGTCAGCGCCTGCTGAGCCGCCGCGTACTTCTGCACGTCCGGCGCGACGTTCCCGTACACCGCCTTGCCCATCAGCCCCGCCACGCCCAGCCCCGCGCCCCCCAGCCCGAGCATCGACGCCCCCGACAGCAGCGCCGGGAACATGCCCAGCGCCGCGCCGCCCAGCCCGATGATCCCGGCGGGCTTCAGGCCCATCCCCAGCATCGACGGACCCGCTCCGCCCGCGAGGCCCTGCATGTGCTGGCCGAACGACTGGCTGAACGCCTTCCCGAAGACGTTCCCCGCGTCCGCCCCCGCCCTGGACATGTCGCTGCTGGAGCTGCGGCGGAACCGCGACATGAAGTCACGCCCCGCCTTGTCGCCCGCCTTCCCGACCCGCTCCTCCACGTCCCCGCCGGTCGCCTCCACGTCCGGCTTCGCCGTCTTCCGCCAGCTCGACCAGAACCGCAGCCCCGACCGCTTCCCCGCGTCATCGCCAAGCCGCTGCTCGGTCGCCGCTCCCGCCTTGTCCACCTCGACCTGCTCGGTCTTCGTGAACCCCTTGCCGAAGGTGGTGCCGGTGCGCTCCCCCGACTTCTGCGCGTCAACCTCGTCGATCCCGCGCTCGACGTCGCGCTTCACCTGGGAGGAATCGATGCGGAGGCGCATGAACGCCTCAGCCTCCTGCGGCACCCCCGCTCACCTCCCCTCCGGTCTCGGCGGCGAACAGCTCAATGCGCCTGCGGCGGTCCCCCTCGTCCTCCGTGCCGTCCAGGCCAGCCAGGTACTCGGCCAGCTCCTCAGACGGCGGCTGGTAGTTGCGCCCCTCTTTCCACCCGAGTCCCTGTGCGATCACGGCCAGGAGCATGAGCTGGTCCGTCCGGTCCAGCACCGCGCCCCAGACCACCTCGGCCGCGTCGCACAGCTCCCGCAGCTCTACCCAGCCCGACGCCTCGGCTGCCGCTGCTTGTGGTCCTGGGGTGCCTTCCGCGGCTGCCGCCTCGGAGACGGCGGCGCGTCCACGTACTCCACGTCGCCGTCCCTCGCGCTCAGCGCAATGATCTGCAACCGCCGCTCGTCCGTCTCCCCTTGCCCACTGGACGAGGGCGCAGACGGCTCGGTAGGGCGGGCGGTCTCCTGCTGAACCTTGTCTTCCATCTCCTCGTTCAGCGCCTGCATGATCTGCACCAGCACGTCCGGGTGCGTGTCGTGCTCGCGCAGGTGGGCGCGGAACCGCTTGTACTCGGCCGGGGGGATCATCAGCCGGAAGAACCGGGCGACGAACGCGGCCCCCTCGATCGTCTCCAGGTCCGCGTTCTCCGACGCTGCGGTCTGCGCCAGCTCCGACCACTCCAGCACCGAGTCCGCGTCCCCCTTCAGCTCCGCCGTGAACACCACCTTGTCAAGCTCGAACGGGAACGATGTCGGCTGGACCGGCTCGGATTCCTCCGCCGGAGCGGAGCTGAACTTCCTCATGAGATCACGCCCTCTGCGGTGCCGCCATCATGCACTTGAACAGCCGCGACCCGGAGGCGGGCTTCTCAAGTGTCCACTCAGTGGAGATCGTAGCGTTCGCGTTGCCCTTCTGTCGCGTGATGGTGATCTGGCCGGTCTGGAAGCACTGCCGCCACAGCCAGCGCTCCGTGTGGTCCTCCGACTCGAACCCGAGCATCCTGCGCACCTCAGTGCCCAGGTCCGGAGGCTCCAGCCAGTTCACGCCCGCCCCGGTGTTGATCACCGACGTAGGCGCGTTCAGCGCCCGCATCAGGTTGGTCAGCGTCACTTCCGCCAGGATGAACGTGACCGTGGACGTGCGGCCCGTGGTGGCCACGACCACCGGGTCCAGCTCCTCCGCCACGTCAACCGGCGCGGTGGCGAGCGTGTACCGGAACTCCGATCCTTGCACCGTGTACCCCAGCGCCGCCCAGCTAGCCGACACCGTGGCCCACGCCGTCGAGAGGTCCACCGGCTCCGGCGTCCCGAGTGGCCCCATGTAGAGGTAGCCCGGTCCCAGCGAGATGTTCTGTGCGTTGCCCCTAGGCATTACTGGTCACTCCCTTCACTGCCCTCGCCCGTGGACGCGGCTGCGGTCTGCGGTTCTACGGCAGGCGGCAGCAGCCCCTTGAACTGCTTGGGGATGGCCACCTTCCCGCCCCACCCGTTCGGCTCCACCAGGTCGGGCGGAACCTGGTCGCCCTTCCGGAACGCGACGGCCGAGCCCGTGCCCGCCTCCGCGTTGAAGATGTGCAGGTCTTCCGTCGCCTCGTAGAACGGCGGCTCTCCCTGCTGCTGCTGCTCTGGTGCCGGTGGCGGCACCTGCCTGCGCTGCGCTGGCATCGTCTGCCCTCCCTTGCCTAGTAGTCCGACACCGAGTAGACGCCCGCCGTCACCGAGGCGACGGCGCTGTAGCTCACGTGCACCTGGCCGTCCGATGCGTCCGCGAACACCGCGCCGGGGAACGGGCCGTACATCCGGTCCCCCGCAGCGGCCACGGCAGGCGCGAGGGCCAGCGGGGCGAGGAACGTCCCGGACGGCCCGGCCGTCCCCGCCGCGTTCATCACGGTGACGGTGACGGCAGCCGCCCCGGCGTTCTTGACCCGCAGGAAGTTGTTAGGCCCCGGCGGGAACGTGTCGTTGTTGGCGACGGCGGTCAGAGCCGCCGTCATGTCGGCCCCAGCGCCACGGCTGACCGGAACCGGTACGTACGCGCTTGGCATTGGTCACTCCTCACTCGGCCAGCATGAAATCAGCGTTGACCTGGTAACAGAACTGCTCGCCCGTGTCCCCGACGTGCGGGATGGAGAACGGGCCGACGTAGTTGTCCGCGACGAGGATGGTGACCCCGGTGTCACCGCACCGCACCGGGCACCCCGACAACAGCTCAACCTCCGCGCGCAGCGCCTTGGCCGCCTGCTCGGCGGCGGTCAGCGTGCCCGCGTAGACGAGGAACTGCATCCTTGCGATGGACGGGCCTCCCGGCTCCGCGACGATCCTGGTCACGCCCTCCGACGTGCGCGTGACCGTCGCGTACGCCCCGTCCGCCGGGGAGCGCTGCTCGATGGTGAACGCGCCGCGTGACAGCGGGTTCCCCGGCCCGACCAGGGCGGTCAGCCCGTTGACCCACTCACGGACGGCGTGCTCGGCTGCGATGCTCATCAGGCACCCCCTCTAGAATGGAGGGGTGCTCCCGCGCCGCTGACACGGCCGGGAGCGTGGCCACACCGGAAAGGCGGCATGACATGTCCGATGCTAGCGAAACCTGGCTGCCCGTCCCTGGCTGGGACGGCTTGTACGAGGTCTCCGACCGAGGCCGGGTCCGCTCCGTGGACCGTGAGGTTACCTATCGAGACGGACGCCATGGCACGTGGCGCAGTCGCGTACTCGCCCCCGTATCGCGTCACGGCCACATGTCGGTGAAGCTCTGCCGCCCCGGCCAACCCAATGCGCGCCGGAGCGTTCACCGGCTGGTTCTGGAGGCTTTCGCCGGTCCCTGCCCGGACGGCATGGAATGCCTGCACGGACCCGGTGGGCCATTGGATAACCGGTGGCCCGACAACATCCGCTGGGGCACCCGCGAGGACAACCAGGGACCAGACCGGGTACGTGACGGCACCTCCAACCGAGGAACTAATAACGGCCAAGCGAGGCTTACCGAGGCGATCGTCCGCGACTGTCGCCGCCGTAAGGCTGCCGGTGAGACAACGAAGGCTCTTGCCCGCGAGTACGGCGTCAGCCCGAAGACGATGATCCTGCTGCTGCGCCGTGTGAACTGGGCGTGGCTGGACTGACATCACGCACCTCCCGGCGTCGCGTGCCCGCCTAGCGCTTCCGCCGTATGTTCGATGAAGTGCTGACCACGAGTGCCAGGGTGATGTACCGTCCTTCCGAATACCTGCCCGGTCACCCGGCTCCGCAGCGGCCACGGGCCGTGCGACCGGATGACGTGCGGCACCGTGCCGTCGTTCACGTACTTCGCGTAGCTTTCCGTGGGGCCGATGATGATCGTCCCGTCCGGCTGCCGGAAAGCGTGAATGGAGCTGCGGAGACGCCCGGACGGGGGCAGCGGGAAGTCACCCGCGCGGCGGTACCGTGGACGGTCAGGGCCGCCCCTGCGCCGCACCCCCTTGTGCCTCTCACCCCTCCCGCCGTACACCGGCCCGAACGAGCTGCCAAGCGGGATCGGGTCCGCGTACACCGGGAACACGGGGGACACCGGGCAGAGCCGCTTCATGATCTGCACCGCCTCAGCCGCGAGCCGGTCCATCGCCGCGATGACCTGCGGGTCGTCGCGTCCCAGCAGCGCGAGCGCCGCATCGTCCCACACCAGCGTCACCTGAGCCATGCCCACCTCCCCTAGTAAGGCCCGAACACGTAGTCCGCGCCGCTGCCGGGCGACGTGTCGCCCCACGGAGACGGGAGCGGAAGCTGCCACTCCGGGAACGGCTCGATGACGCCGCCCTCGCCCGTCCGCTCCAGCATCAGCCGAAGGTTCTCCTGCGCCGCCGTGGCCCTCGCGTCAAGCTGAGCGTAGAGCCGCAGGTCCGCAGACCGGTTCGGGTAGGCCACCTCGATGTCCGCCGCCGCCCTCCACTCGGCGGCGACGCGGGCGGCGGTGAGCACGTCCGGAGACGCCGTGTCCAGCGACCCGAACAGGCCCTCTAGCATGTCAGCCGCGTCAGAGATCGTCTGAAGCGCCTGCGCGTCGGTCGGGGTGGTGGACCCGGTGAACGTCATCAGCATCATGTCCGAGCCCGGCACCGAGGCGTCGCGGGTGCGCTCCGGGATGTGGCGCGCCACGTCCTGAAGCGACGGCTCCCACCCCCGGCGCACCGGGGGAAGCCCACGGCCAACGTCGAACGCGAGGCTGAAGTCAGCGGACATGCTCATGACAGCGCCCCGCTCGCCAGTACCACCAGGTCAAGGGCCAGGTCCGAGATCGTCGCGCCCGCCTGCGCCGCCGTGTACCGCAGCTCAGCCGTCGTCGTGCCCTGCCCGAAGTCCTGTAGGTACGTGATCGACGCCGTGCGCGTGGTCGCCGTCTTCGCGCCCTGGCGGAGCGTCTGCCACTTGTTCGACCCGGCCGCGACGTTCGTCGCCCCCGTGAGCGCGATGGCCAGGCCGACCTCGTTGTTGTTGACCGCCGTGTCCACGTAGGCGGTGAACGTGACGAGCACCGGGGACGCCAGCGCCAGGCTGATGTCCACCGTGGCGTCCGGGTTCAGCGGCACGTACACGGGAGACGCGGCGAGGCCCGGCCACGGCCCCGGCTGGTTCCCCGACACCGACGCCGTGAACAGGTCGGTGACGATCGCCCGCAGGGCAGCCGCCGTGATGTCACCGGACGTGTTGTCCTGCAACATCGCCAGCATCTCGTCCAGCGTCACTTCTCAGCGGCCCCCCTCCCCGTCGTGCGGCGCGCGTGAGACGCGGGCGCGGGCGGCTCCGGCGCTGCCTCCGGCTCAGCCGCAGGTGCCTCCGCTTCCGCCACCGGCTCCACGGGCGCGGTGACGGCAGCCGTGGCAGCCACCGCCTCCGCCGTGCCCGTCTCCGTGATGAGGCCGCGCGCAAGGTGGTGCTCGATCCACGCAGGCTCAGCGTCGTCCGGTACCGGGTTGTTCTGGTACAGGCCGACGATCGCCGGGCCGAGGTCGGGCGTGAGCGTCTTGACGGTCACGTAGGGCGCGGTGACCTTGTAGTGCTTGCGGCCCGCCATCAGCGCAGCGCCGATTGGATTGAGCAGGCCGCGCCCGGCTCCTGAACGATCGGGACCGTCTTGCGCCTGCCCTGAAGATCCCATGCGTCGTTGGAGTCGAGCCGGATGGACTTGACCTGGACGGCGAGCTGGTCCATGGCGTAGCCCGGAGCGCCGTCCATCTCGTCGGCCATGCCGCCGAGCTGCGTGGAGTCCAGCACGTACGGGTCGTTGATCCACGGCGTGACCAGGATCGCCAGCCCGCCGATGACCTCCATCTCGCCCGTGTAGACCGGGGACTCCCTGGTCTCGCGCTGGAGTGCGTTCGTGATCACCGTGTCCGACATCATGAACGCATAGCCCATGTCGTTGACCACCAGCGTGTCCGGCTTGTAGCCCAGGTTCAGGCCGAAGATCGCGGCCTTCGCTGAGAGGATGTCGAACAGCATCGTGCGGGTGGCCGAGGCAGCCTGCCCCCAGCGTGCCGCGCCGCTGCCCGTGGCCGTCACGCTGGCCGTCACCGCCGACGAGATGCCGGACATGGTGATGCCGTCCACCTGCTTGATGATGGAGTTGACCAGCTTGCGCAGCGACCGGTCAACGGTCTGCCCCGCGTACACGTTCCGGGCGATCTCGTCGTCCGTCACGCGGATCTTCTGGCCCCACTTGCTCACCGCAGCCAGCCCGGCGGTGCCGGTCGGCATGTTGGCGAACGGGTACTCCGCCCCTGCGCTCACGGCCTCCACCGCGCGGTCAGTGACGAACGGCTCCGACAGCTCGTACAGCGCCGCCCCGCCGGAGGTGCGGAAGCGCTGCGTGAGGATCTGGTCGGAGATGAACCGCAGGTCCGTGTAGTCCCTCAAGCGCCGCCTGATCTGCGTCGGTGACTGGAGGAACCGGCTAATAGTTTCGAGATCGCCAACTAGGGTAGGTGGCGCGGCCGGGTAAGTTCCTGGCATCTCGTTGTCATCCCCTTCGTTTGCTAACGGGCCTTGACCCGGCCCTGTTTTAGGTACCGATCCAGCGGCACTTGGACGTGCCCCCGACGCCGCCCAGCGTGGCGATGCCGAGCAGCGTGCCAGCGCCGGCGTCGGTGGCGAGCGTGCCCTTGTTCACGAGCCCGCCGGTACCGGCCACGATGTCGTTTCCCGCCACCACCGCGATGACGCCCTGGATCGATGACTCGTGCACCACGCCGGGAATCGGCCACACCGTGACCCGCCCGCCCGAGGCAGCGTCATGCGCCGCCACGCCTGTCGAGTGGTCCCCCGTGGTGCTCGGGGCCACCGTGCCGTCACCGGACGCGGAGACGAGCTGCCCGCCCGTGATCGCGGCGGACGCCTGGCTGGTGTACGGCACTGAGCCGTTGGCTCGTACCGGGCTGTAGTCTGACATTTGCGTTCTCCCTCATGTCTGGGGCATACGTGCCGTGCTGTCCTGGTTTCAGTACTCCAGCCAGCGGACCTTCACGCCGTCCGCTGCCGTGGTGAGCGCGATCCCGAGCACCGCCCGAGCCGCGCTGATCCCGGCGTTCACCGCCGCGTTGGACGTGGCCTGCGTGAACGCCGCGCCCATGTCCACCGCCGCCGGGGCGATGGTCTTGACCTGCCGGTTGGCGGTCGCGGTGGTTCCCACCTGGTCGCCCGCCGTCACCGGCCCGTCCGCCACGCTCTCGTGCACGAAGCCGCGCATGTAGACCGTGACCCGGCCGTTGGGCACCGTGTCGTTCCCCGCCACCCCGATGCACTGCGCGGAGGCGTTGGCTGCGGCCGGGGCAACGGTCCCGCTGCCCGACACCACCAGGGGGCTGCCCCCGGTGATCGCCACCGAGGCCGTCATCGAGCCCGCCCGCGACGGAACGAAGACTGGTACGTAGTCGGCCATGTCGGGTTACGGCTTGCGGTTCGGCGGGAACAGGGCGAGGTACTCCTCGTCCAGCAGGTCTTCGTCGCCCATCCCCGGTGAGCCGATGTCCTTCGTCGGCACCACGTTCGGGGTGAGCCCGGCGATGACCTCGCGGGTGCCCTCCGGGTCCTTATCCCACAGCCGCGCCCAGTGCACCTCGCGCGCCTTGCTGAACTTGCCGCTGCGGATCGCGGCCCCGATCACGTCGTCCCGCTCCTCGCGCGACTTGCGGGCACGGAACTCCTCGCCCTGCTCGACGCGCTTCTGAAGCGACTCCCACGCCTCACGCTCCACGATCATGACGCCCTTCGGCAGCGGGCGTGTCGCCGCCACCTTCCCAGGAGCGTCGGCCTTTTCCTTGAGAGCGCCGATCGCTGCGAAGACCTCATCCGGGTCGAGGTCACCGAACTCGTCGGCCTCTGCGTCTTCCAGCCCGAGGTACGTCCGCAGGCTGGCTAGCTGCTCGTCAGTGAATTCCACCGTCGAGCCTCCCTTCCTATCGTTGCCCGCTCCTGCGGACGCTGGTTGTGCGTGGGCCTTGCCCCGGTGGCTGTTGTCACCGGAATGGGTGTGCTCGTGCGTGTGCGTCTCCCCGTCCGCCGTCCCGAACGTGGGGTGCGCGTGGCTGTGGGTCACCGGGTCGTCGGCGGTCCCGGCCGGCGGGTGGATGGCGGACGCGGCCTTAGAGCCCGCGCCCTTGAATGAGGGTGGTTCCATCCCGGCCGCGCGCATGTGCGCCGCCAGGTGGCTGTACGCCTTCTTAGCGGCCGAGGGACTGACCCCCGTCATGCCGCCGCGCGCCCCGTTCAGCGCCCCGATCGCCGCCGAGCAGCCGTCCATGTTCGCGTCCCCCACCGACCCGTCCTCGTTGACGTTGTGGTGCGGGAGCTTGCTGTCGGTCTGCGTCGAGCCCGGCAGCGCGTACATTGCGTTCAGGTGCTCCTGCGTCGCGTCGCCTTCCCCGCCCAGGTTCCCCTCGTGCGTGCCCGCGTCCCACGCGGCCTCCACGTCCTCCTCAGCCACGTCCCGTGACTCCGCCGCCGAGGCGTACGTGATCGTCGCCCCCGTCGAGCGGGAGGCCGTCACCGCCTCGTACGTCTCCAGCCTCACCGGCTCACCGAAGCTCACCGCCGACCCGGCCACCTCGAACGGCACCAGGTAGATGCCGCCGTCGCCGTCGCTCAGGATGAGCTGCGTGGGGCTCATCTGCATCTCCGTGATCCACCAGGTTTTCGGCGTGCGCTCCTGCGCGTAGTAAGCCCGCCGCACGTCCTCCTCAGTCACCGCCATGGCGGTACCTCCCTTAGTCTCGATCGCCCCCGTCCGCCACCCGGTCGCAGGCGAGGCGGCGGCTTGCAGGCCGTACAGCTTTGCGATGTCGGGAAGCTCCCTCAGCACCCCGATGCCCGGCGGCGTGACGCCCAGCAGCGCCAGGCCCGTGATAACGAACGGGTGGCTGTGCCCGATCTGGCAGGTGAAGTTGTACGTTCCCTCCACCGAGCGGTTCGGGAACGCGGACGCCGTGACCGCAGCCAGCCAGCCCGGCATCCCCGACAGGTCACCCGTGATCTTGTCACCGCCGGGGGTGATCCGCATGTTGGTCACCCGCCCGATCGCAGGCTCGCCGTCCTGGCCGGGGCCGGGCTTGAACCGGTCATCGAGGTGGCCGATCTTGATCACCGGAGCGCCGATGGCAGGGCAGGCCGCCGCCTCGATCGCGGACTCAAGGTCGGCGCGGGTAAAGGTCTGACGGCCCGTGGACAGCTCCCAGGTGCCAGCGGCCAGGAGATCCACGTCGGGCACGGTGACAAGCGAGGGGAGGCTGAATCCGGTAAACTCGTCGTTTACCTGCTCGGCGGCAGCCCCGCCGAACCCAACGCGCCTCACCTGCGGGGGCGGGGGCTTCAGGGGTGCCTGCTTCGGGGCGACGTAGCCCTTCGTGGACGGGTGGCCGCTCACC